TCTGGCGAAACGCCTCCGTTTCACCGATCTGAAGTAGGAGGGCATAGTACGCCTAGTCTTCATCGTTATCAGTTAAGTAGGTCCTTATCTCAAGTGGTCTGTTATCTTGGGAAAATCCGGGAGCGAATGAGGGCCACGGTACATGGCCCTCCTTTTATACTGATAAGAGCGCTTCGCGGATGCGCGGGCTCTTATCTCTAACCAATGGGGACGGGGGTTTCTTATCTCTAGCCAATCGCCTGGATGGGCGATGGGCGACGGTGGGTCGGGTAATACTAGGCCGACCCACCTCTGTCGCCACCAGATCATTTCAGTCGTGGACATGCCGAAGACAACACGTGCTTACAGACCAGAAGGAAAGAGGTGGTGTTTTACACTTAACAACTACAGTGATGAATCCATTCAACTACTCAAGAGCAAGGTCACAGAAGATAGTTGCTCTTTTGCGATTGTTGGCAAGGAGGTTGGAGAATCAGGTACTCCCCATTTGCAGGGATACATACATCTTAAGAAGAAACAACGCTTCAGCGCTGTCAAGGCATTTCTTCCGAGTGGCTGCCACATTGAACAGGCTAAAGGTACTGACGGACAGAATGAGAAGTACTGTTCAAAGGAGGAATTATTGGTACTTCGAGTGGGAAGACCTGCTAAAGGCACTACAGAACGCGGCGGTGGCAGCGGCAGTGTTAATACAGCAGTGGAAATGGCGAAAAGAATTGCCGCTGGAGAATCACAGACAGACATTTTACAGGACGACGAGCATGCAGCTGCTTTCATACGCCATCAAAAAGGCTTCGAGGCACTCAAGAATTTGTATGTTCAAGCTGAAAACATTAAAAGAATTCGTGGATTGTTCGATGGATCAAAATGGTATGCTTGGCAGACTGTGTTAATGAGGTATTTGTGTGAGTGTATTCCGCATCCCAGGAGGGTTACGTGGTATGTTGATTTCGAAGGAAATAGTGGCAAAACCTACCTGAGTAAGTGGTTAATTACACATAAAGATGCAGTTAGATTTGAAAATGGAAAGAGTAGTGATGTTAAGTTCGCTTATCGTGGACAGAAGATTGTTATCTTTGATTTAAGTAGGTCACAAGAAGACCACGTGAATTACGAGGTCATTGAGAGTGTCAAGAACGGTGTTATCTTCAGTCCAAAGTATGAGTCACGGTGTGCGGTATACATGATACCACACGTCGTGGTGTTCGCGAACTTTGAACCTGATAAGAGTAAACTCTCTTTTGATAGATGGGACATTCGTCACATTTCTGAAAAAGATAAAGAGTGGGCTGTGGAGGGAAGTGACATTGAATATGAAACATTTAGTGGGTCACAGGAAGTAACCTTTGAGGCTGAACCTCCATGTTGGAGTCCAGATACAAGAAACGCAAAACAATTATAAATTTTTAATAAATTTATTAACTATAACATTGTTCCGCGTATTTTTTACACTAATCATCATTGTTTTTGTTGTCTGTGGATAGTAATCACACATACAGTAATGCATTGTCTATTTGTCTGAGCATATATCGCACAGTATAAAATGTCTTTATAGTTCTTGCTGAAGAAGTGGATATTTGAATATGTACACCATTAGTACAATCAGCCATAGTTAGAGATTCCATTTCATCTAGGGACCACCATGGAAATCGCTTGTTGAATGCAACAGGGGCCGCCGCCATTGAGGTGTTTCCCTCTAAGTTGTATTCCGCACTCCAGTGAGGTTTAAGATAGGCCGTGAGAGCCTGTCCTGGTTTCCATATACCTCGTTTAGCCGCCGGTAAGTTCAAAAGGTTATCTGTATTATCTCTTGCTTTCCTACCACGTGCATCTGGATTGTAGGCCTTCACATACGTGGACATCTTGGCATCAGCCGTGTTCAGCACGTCTGGGTCAAGTTGATACCTCTTAGCACTTATGGATAGTATCTTTATCTGGTTGAATAACACATTCTCTTGTAATCTTGTTTTTAATTTATCCATGATAGTGTGATAGGATAGTGTCTCATTTACAGTACCTGAAGAGGGTACATCCTCGGTCTCCTCATATCTCAACACACGCAACATAGGTCGCATTGACCTAACACGTCTGTAGTGACGTCTCTGAAATCTGGGTCGGGAACGGGACATACGGTACTTCATGCCGATAAGACGGCGCGTTCTGGCGAAACGCCTCCGTTTCACCGATCTGAAGTAGGAGGGCATAGTACGCCTAGTCTTCATCGTTATCAGTTAAGTAGGTCCTTATCTC